CTTTTTCTTCAGGTGTAGATACAAATCTATCTACCACATTGGCAACTGCTTCCACAGCTTCCTTCGCACCCCCTGTAAAAAGTTTTGTTATTGGATTTCCCATAATTAGCTACCACACGCTTCACACTCTGGATTATCAATGGAGCATTGAGCGTTATCATTTTTCTCGTCATTAGTCATTTCGTCCACGAAGTCAGCGAACGAATCACTTACATCAAAATCATTTTTCATTTAGTAGGTCCAGATTACATCTTCATTTTTGCTTGGATCATCATCAACGTGTATAAAGTTCTTTGCTACACCGATGCGGTCAAATCCAGCTTCAAGAAGAGAATTAATAATTAGATATTTTTGTCTTGAGGTAGGTGCATATATATCAGCTGCGTGTCCATTCGTATGACTACTTCCTTTCACTCCGCCAACTTTAGCATTGTGAGCTGGGCTTCTGTATCCGCTTGTAATCTTAAAACCAATTGCCGCAATCTTTCTTGCTTGTGCTAACTTGTTTAAGAACTCCACGTTCATATGCTCGTAGCTTCCCGCTTGGTCTGGGGAATCAAACTCACTGTACTCAAAGTATAAGTGAAAGTCACTGCTTAGATTCTTCATCATTTTCTATTTTTTCATCCCAATAAATAAACACCCACTCGGTCTTAGAATTTACATTATTCATTCACTAGCTTCCTGTAGGATAGCTCTGCAATAAAAGCTGTATATATGGCGTATAAGGGGTTCTCTCCGAGGTAAGCATAAAGTAGAAGGCTACACCAAAAAGAAAGGCACAGAACGCAGTTAAATGGCTTAAACGGAAGGATTCTCTCCATAACAAACCCGTAAGGCTCAAAGATAAATAGAAATGCAAACATCAGTCCTACAGAACTGACGAGTAACCAACTGTTATAAATCTCCATCATAGTTTTTCACTTAAGTAATCGTCTCTAACGTATTTTATTAATTTCTTTACCTTGTATCCATCTTCTACAACGTAAATATATCCCTTATTTTTTTGTCCGTAGACATCTTTCCATTTTAATCCAGTGATTTTATTATACATTGTAGAATAAATCATTGTGATTATTAGATTAGCAGCACTGCGATCCTCCTCATAATAACGTAGGAACTTCTCGCACACACGCATAACTGCATCGTCAACAAGTCCTTGCCTCAGTTCCTTGTTCCCGTGCGTAATAAATGAATAGCTTACAATCTCCTCTGCTCTACGCAATATGAACTTTCCTAGAGCATTAGTTATTGCTCCTTGTTCTACGGATTTCTTAGCCTCTAGCTCAATTGCCTCTTTGTCGTACCTCTTCTTCAATTCTATCTACTATTCTGACAATGTCAAATAGGTAATCTGAAAGCTCTGAGGGTTGGATGTTGAGTTCATAACCCAGGCGTACCAATGTAATCTTTTGCTCTTCGAAGACCAATCGTCTAATTGTCTCATATAAAACTATTATGAAGTCAGCTTCGGACTCCGTTATCTCGGTGTATGGTTCATCAATTTTCATAAGGCCTAATAGACATCGCTTTGTTAGGATCAATCTCAGCTATCTTATCTATAAGTTCATTCTCAAGTGTGTATGCTCTACTTACTTCCTCTTGAGTAGACTCTGTTCCTAGGTTCGTAAACAGCACAGCCATCTCGTGTAGCAGTGCATCAACTTGCAGCTTAATCATCTTACAAGTTCTATAGTTCTTCTGGTTGATCATATTTTAAATTTTTACAATATATCTTACAGATGTATTGGTTCTTGTCAAGATTCTCGTCAAATGTTAGCGTAACCTTTTTGTAATACTTTGGATTATCATCCGGTATAATACCTTCAGAAACAAGTGTATCCGCAAGGAACTTTGAAACAAGAATACCATTGTCAATATCAAGACGAGAATTGTACGATATATGAAACTCAATCCCTTCACAAGTAAAGCGATCGTACTCTTCCAATGCTTTAAGGCAGTGCTTCTTATAGTCATCTTTAAATTTTTTTCTCTTAGCCCAGTGGCCACCTGCATATATCTTATTGAGGCTTGGAGGCTTAGGGAGGTTTAATTCTATCTTAGTAAAGTCTTCCATTACTTGTAGATTTTAGAATCTCTTATGTGCAAATATCCTACCACCTTATCTACGAATTGTCGCTGATTAAAGTGTGAGGTCTTAGGCATCCCTCTAGTCTCCCAAATAGGTTCGGGTAAACTAGAAAGGTTAAAGGCGTAGATGCCTTGTGGTGTTTGTGAAATGTAGATAGGTACAGTAAGAAACTTCTGTGCCCTTTGTATGAGTTTATCGTACTTTGCTTTCTCTATTAAGAGTTCATCGTAGTGCTTATTTCTGCACTTAAGTTCTATATCGCATTCGTACTTTAGGGAGAAACAATCGTAGTGATTGTATTTACCTTCTGACCAATCTAGGTCTGGGATGTAGTTATCCTTTAGATGTAGAAAAAGTTTGTCTTCATTCTTCTTCCAACTCATTACTCTTCTCTTAGAGCAATCTTTAGTAGGATCAAGTATCCTATCAAATCTTGTACAGTATCTTCTGTAGCATCGGTGATTCCCTTACTCTTGATACGCATAAGCTTATCGTCTATTCTAGCACATAAGCTTGTTACGGCATCTCCCTTCGAGAAGATACCTACGGGGTTAAGGGCTGAGTCCCCGTAGGCAGCATTCTTCTCTAGGAGCAAGTTTGTAACTTCTTGAGAAACTTCGATTATTAAATCTCTTGTTTTCATATTTCAAAGTTAGTCCTTGTCATCTAATAAATCAACATCTAGCTTGTAAATCTTATTAACATTATCCTTCTGTATGTATAACCTACCGTTAGATGGGTTAAAGAATATATATCCAAAGCCCTGGTCAACACCTGTATAATCAGATATATCTACCTTGTATATGTGGTTGTTTATAGATATACTACCGTTCTCGTGCACCTCTATCTTCTTAGCAGAGGGCACGTTAAACTTTAGATAAGCTCGTATGAGTTCAGCAAACGCCTTCCTTCTGTCACGAATTAGGCTGTGGGTAAGCGAATTGTTTCTTTCCTTTTTTATCGTACTCATAATATCTGTTTGTAAGTTTATCAAAATACATAGTTACTTTACCCAGCTTACCTACAATCTTTGGCTTTGCCTTGACCACTGTGATCTCAACTTGGTTAGGCTCGTAAGGTATACCATTGCCATCTTCTAATCCAAAGGGACATCTCCATACGTTGATAATCATCATCCCCTTTCTAGACCACTGCATTCCCCCGGCTATGTCATTCATAGTAGGTTTGTCTACATAGGCTACGCCATTCTTATATTTAGCTTGTTGGTGTTTAGTGTGTACCGTTACTATGGTATGGTAGTTCTTATCACTGCTATGCTTACGCACCTTAGTGAGCACTTGACCAATAGCTATGTCATCTCTAACGCCTTGACTGACATCTGTTCTAATCTCGGTGAAAGGATCGATGAAGCAACCATCTATCTCAATGAAGTAGTCTTGCTCTATCTCTTCTACGGCTGTATAGAAACCCTCTATAGATAGGTCTTGAAGACCACTATCTACTATATAGAAGTGTGTGTTTATAAATTCAAATGCTTTATCTGTCTCCTCATCTGTTGCTGTCATTGTATCATTAACAAGGAATGGCTTCCTTAGATACACCCACAATAGTTCTGCGAAGACCTCTGTTGGTGAGCCTGTCTCTGGGGAGTACACTGCCCATTTCCAACCCGAATATTCCGATAGGTTCATCATCAGTTCAAACCCGAACTGCGACTTACCTTGATGTGCTCCCGCATAGATATATGTGGTGCTACCTTTCTTCATAGAGTATTTATCAAAGAGTGAATCAAATCCTGTCCACTGTCCTTTCTTTACTCCATCTTTTCTCAGCGAGGTCAAACTGCCCTTAACCTCATTCGCTGTGTATACAAACTTGCTTATGCCCATTGTTATTCTTCTTTATAGTGAAACGATTCTCCTAGTTCTTTTATTTCATATATTTTTACTACACCAAAGTTGCTGATCTTAGCACCTGTTAGTCCATTCCTAGCCATAATCTCTACAATAAATTGTGGGTCATTGTTCATCATCTCAAGCGTTGCAGCACGAGACAGAAACTCCACATCCTTATAGTTATTTGTATAGCTATTCCCTCTGTTCTTACGCCACCCAATTCGGGCTTTGTAATGATAAATCATCTGTCCTTTATTTTCACTCATATTTATCTAGTTTTTTACGAATCTCTTTACAGAGAAGGTATTCCCTCCTTAGTATATAGGCTAACATAATAGATACTAATACTAAAACTATCATTTCTCTTTGGTGTTAAAGGTTTTGTAGAAATCTTCAAATGTTCCGTCTCCGTCACATTCATACATACCATCTTGCCAAGCAGAC